TATTGCTAAGGAACAGGCCAGAGCCGTACTACCAGAAGGGCTTATGATGTCCAGACTACAGGTCAATGGTACCATTAGGTCGTGGATCCATTACATCGAACTACGGTCATCTAATGGTACCCAAAAGGAACACATCCAAGTCGCTCAGGCGTGCGCTCAGGCGATTACTCAGGCCTTTCCGATGATCACATCGTATGTAGAAAGTAATACCTGAGTATTACACAAATCTTATACGAAAGTATTATGTACATCCTCTCTAGACGTGGTATAATAGACACATACCAACCAAAAAGAGGATGTGTCAAATGAAACGATTCTTATTAGATACCATGGCGGCAGTGATTCTATTTACAGCAATTGCCTTGCCATTTGGCTTATATTTTGCTTTTGTAATGACTGCTTAAGGAGTATTTAATATGTCTAAGTTACTAATCTCTACCCAGTATATGGAAAACTATGGTTCTTCTAGTGATCCCTATTGGAAGATGAAGGGTGGTTCTGAGTATGTGGTCAAGGGTCTAGATTTTGATGCCGACTACGAATGGGCAGAAGCTCGTGTTGACCAAATCCTGACCAAGATTCGGGATCAAGTTGAAATCTCCAACCCTATGTGTGAGGAATATATCCTCGGTTGGTCTATTGTTGCCGATGACTATTTAACTGAATTCGAACGCAGTCAACTCGAGTTCGACGGCAAGATTGATTTTCCCGCCAAAGTTTTGGAGGTTTGTAATGGCTAATTGGTTTAATACTCTAAACGAAGCACTTGAAGCCGAGAGCTTATTACATACATGGGATTCGTTGTATTCTCCCATCAAATACGACTCTACTGCCCATTACACATATCAGGACGGTACTAAGTATGGTCATTACATCTCAATCTATAGAGACGAGAGAGGTATGTACGAACGGCCGATTCACTACTCCAGAAACTGAAAAAAGATAAAAAAAGTGTTTACATTCCGAGCTGGACGTGTTATAATACTAACTTAAACATAGGGAAAGGGTGACCCCACCTTTTTCTGTGACGTAAACTGGGGTATTTTATAATGAGGAAATTATATGTCTAAAACTGCAAAACTCGAATCTTACCTGCAAACTGGCGCTTCAGTGACTGCCAAGCAAATCAAGTCAATGTTCAAATTGGCTAACCCAACCGCAGCTGTAAGTGAGTTGCGCCGTAAAGGTGTTTGCATCTACTCTAATGAAGCAACATTGTACACTGGTGCAAAAACCACCAAGTACCGTGTCGGCCGTCCTTCAAAGGCTATGGTCGCCGCTGCTTTCCAGGCCGGTTTTACTGCCTAATAGAAAAGGGACTTCGGTCCCTTTTTTAATATGTCTGATAAAATAGATTATAAATTTAATGAAGGTCGACTCATTGAAGAGTTTAGATCTTACATTGATTCAACATACGGCGCACACTATTCTGTCAATAAATTTCAAGCGACAGAGTTTGTGATTGATGGTGGCCATGGTACCGGTTTTTGCATTGGTAATGTGTTGAAATATGCACAACGATATGGCAAAAAAGGTACACATATTGATGCACGTAAAGATTTAATGAAAGTACTACACTACGCATTAATTCAATTATACATACATGATATGGTAAATAAACCCACAACCAACCGAAAGGAAAAGTAATGAAACTATCACCTAACTTCAGCCTTGCTGAAATGATTAAAAGCGATACGGCACTTCGTCTTGATATGGAAAATGAGCCGGATGATGACCATATTACCAATATGCAAGCACTTGCTGAAAACGTTCTACAAAAAGTCCGTGATCACTTTGGTAAAGGCGTAAAAGTGAACTCAGGTTTCCGTCATCCAGATGTTAATGCAAAAGTCGGTGGCTCAAAGACATCAGACCATTGTAAGGGTATGGCAGCAGACATTGAGATTCCTGGTATTGCTAATGCAGACCTGGCACAATGGATTGTTGATAACTGTGAGTTCCGTCAAGTGATTCTAGAGTTCTATACACCTGGTATTCCTGACTCTGGATGGGTTCATGTATCATATAACCCAGATGATAACAAGAAACAAGTTCTAACTGCCATGAAAGAAAATGGCAAAACGGTTTATAAACCTGGCTTGATTGCTTAATTTATCATAAAACATTCATTATGGCAAAAACCATTATAGTAATTGCCATAATGAATGGATATATTTAATGAATAAGTCATTTTGCCCGATGGCATTTAAAGAAATCTACACTGATAATAGTGGCCAGTATAGATTATGTTGTCATGCAAAACAGAATAACGATTTAAAAAAATATAATTCATCAAATACTTTACCGTTTGAATTTTTTACATCAGAAGAAATGGAAAATATTCGAAATGATATGTTTGAGGGTAAACTTATTGATGATTGCGAAGTTTGTTATAACCTAGAAAAATTAACAGGTAAATCTCATAGAACATTAAAACAATTAGAAAAATACGGATATGATACTGAGTTAAAAAATATTGGATTAAAATTAAGAATTAATGGTTCATATTGCAACTTGGGTTGCTATATGTGTCATCCCTATAATTCTTCAACTCGTCGAAATGAATTAAAAACTGTATTTGGTCCAAATAATAAATGGCAGAAAGATAATTTTAAATTTAAAAGTTTAAATAAAATTGAATGGAAAGATGCCGTAGCTGATATATTAAAAAATATTAATTTAATCGACCGTCTGCATTTAACTGGTGGTGAACCATTATTATTGCCAAAGATGTGGGAATTAGTTGAGTTAATACCCGGTAAATATGCTAAAGATATTAATTTGACATTTGATACTAATTTAACAAAATTAAATTATAAATCATATGATATTAATTTTTTAATTAATAAATTTAAATCAGTAAGTTTTTCTGTATCATGTGATCATTATGGCCAAAAACTTGCCTGGATGAGATATCCAATTAATGTAAGCGAATTTGAAGAAAATTTAGTAAAATCAAAACACATCATTAGTCAATTGGCCTGTACGGTATCATTATTAAATATTAATGATTTAAATGAAATTGAAAGTTATTATAAAAATAAATTCAATTTAAAAATGAATTTTGACTGTATTGTTAGTTGGCCAAAAGAATTATCAATAAGAAATTTGCCTGAAGATAAAAAGAATGAATATATTGAAAAATATTCACATCTATCTTTTGTTGTCGGTGAATTAAAAAAATCTCCTTATAAAGGAGATATGTTAAAAGAAGCAGAAGATTATTTAGATAAATTATCCACCCATCGCAATTTTAATTGGAGAGATTTGTGGAAATAAAAAGGACCTTTCGGTCCTTTTTTTAATTTGCCAGAGGATTATCTAATGCTGATTGTAGCTTTTTATTTAATCTATCTTCAACATCTTTAATCTTTTGATCCGTAGTATCTCTTAATTGAGATGCTTTGGTATCATATTGATTCTGTAGCGCGTCACGTTTATTATCAAAACGCTCTTCAGCATTCTGAACAATCTGCCGAGTGGCCTGTTCATTCTCTCTCAAGAGTTTCTCAACACGCCGTACATTAGTATCTAGAGTTGCAATTTGATCACGAAGATCATCTTTGATTGCCCTAGAATAATCTACAGCTTTCTCTACTTCTTTTTGAGCCGCATTAAGTTTTTGTTCAATTAACTGGTTGCGGTTTTCAATTTCCGTAGTGTCAATGTTTTGGATAATCTCTTTCATATCCATATAGTCTTTATAGATCTCAAAGCCACCCCAAGCAGCACCACCCAAAGTAGACAGTGCAGTTAGTAGGGCGAACATCTTACCGCCAGTGAACTTGACTCCACCAAACTCTACTTCTGTTGACATTTAAACTCCTTATAATACCTGTGTTATGCCATAAACTGCCGATACCAACATACTCTTTAATTCAAGAACAGCAGCGTCTTCAACGAGCTCATCCGTATTAGCAATGTCTTGCAGTAATTCTTTAAACTCTTCGGCTGTGATCTCTCCACGGTCATAAGCCAACTTAGTATCATTAATGATACATGCTTTCTCTTCAAACCATGCGTTACCACAACTCATTAACTTTGCTAATTCATCCATTAGAATCTCCCCAGAACAGACTTAGCTAATGCCTCGCCTTGTTTGTCCAATATACGTTGCTTGAGTTTACAGTATGCAGGTGACAATTCTTTCTTTTCTGCAAAAGGTTTAACTGTCTCATTCATCTTTTCTGCAATCTCAAGAACATCTTTAGTTCCCTTTGCTTGACTGTATAGAACAAACCACGACATATCATCAGCAAGGTTAATTACTTGATAACGATAGTCCCCATCGCAGTTAATTGATTTAGCACTCTGCCAAATATCAACTGCACGATGGGATTGGTTGTCATCCCAGAAGCTAGGAATCATTGCGCAGCCACTCAAGGCTACTACACTTAGTGCAACCAATAACTTCTTCATGGCTTACTTCTTATCGCCGCCCATTTTACCTTTGATAGCATCAGCACCAAAGAAGGCAGAAACCAAAACAGCAATAGATGCAAAGTATGTTGGAGCAATATCAGCAATCAACTTAGCCGCAGTATCCAAACCCAATAAAGATGTTAGTGCAATACCGACTGGGTAGACGAGTAGGCCAGCCAATGAAAACCATGCCATCTTACGAATAGCATCTCGCTGTGCATCTGCATCTTCAAGTTCCTTGCGCTTAAACTCAATATACATTTCTCGTTCTACATCATCAATAATACCATCACCATTGAGATCTAGGGGTTTTCCGGTTTCATCTGTCATATCATTCTCCTTTTAGTTTTACTTTACCTTCAGCGATCAACCGAGCACGATTGACCATGTGTTGAGCTTGAACATCTTCTTTAGACCCTCCGAAGTAAGGAACACAATGTCCTTCTTCAATCATAATTTCAGTTACCATTCTTCCGTCTGGCGCAACAAAGTCTCCTAGGATGCGACCGAATTTACCCTTTGCATCTTCACCGCTCTTATCTACTTGGGTCTTCAGTATAGCTGTTTCACCAAGTAACTCTTTTAGTCTGTACTTTGCCGCCAGACCAAAAATCTTTTCTTCTTCGTCAGAAGTTCTTGATTCTGGTGTATCAATACCCATAATACGTACACGTTCATCGTGTAACCAAACACCAAAACCTAAATCAATATCCACGTCAACGGTATCACCATCAACCACTCTGTTTACTTTTGCTCTATATTCGTACATTGTATCTCCTATTTTACAACAGCAAGAGTAATTGATATCGCAGCAAAGACTAATGCCAATCCACCAACACCAATACTCCCATACATAAGAATATCAAGGATCATTTTACGTCTTTTAGCTTTTGCTAGATTACGTTCTCTTTCCTCTTCTTCTCTACTTCGTTTCATTTCTGCCTGAAACGCTAACCAGTCATCCCACATACCACCTCGGCCTTGGTATATCATCATTTCCTTCAATTCTTCTTCTTGAGCGGCTAGTTGTTCTGCGGCCATAAATGCAGATAAGTCACTCTTGTATCCATGTTGATGAGCTTTCTTTTGTATTTCAGTTTTTAAACCAAAATATTGAGCCATAGCTTCACCGGCTTCATAGATTTCTCTTCCATTAGCCAGTGTTTGTTTTATTACGTCGAATGCTGCATTGGCAGCTGCAAGTTCAGCGAGCATATTGTGAATCCACCATATCTTTGTAAAGACCACCACCCACTAGTCCTCTAAATGCCCTTGCATTGTCAACATTCTTTTGGTTCTTATAAATGTCCTTGGGTTTATAAAACGCAGCGTCAACTAATCCAATTTGATATAAATCAAATCCAATTGGTATTACTTGTAAAGCCGCAATTGAGACATCTCCTGCTATGTCATTATCCGTAACGTTTGAATTAACCGTACTCTCTGTTGTCTGATTGTTTTGTTCTTGCAGTACAACGGGTGCTGATTCAAAGAGATTGCCTGTTGGAGAATTTCCTGTTAAGCTAATACTTTGAGTAGCCGATTCTGTTTCAGTTCTATTAGCTAAAGAATACATCTCACTGGCACTTTGACTTGAGCTACCAATTGCAATGCTTGATTGTTGACTTTGTGCTGATTGAACCGCCAGTTGAGATTGACTAGATGCAACTGCAGATGATGCAACTGCTTCTGCCTGCTGTTGGGCCTCTGCAGTTGCCTGAGCTGCCTGCTCATTGGCTTGTTGAACTGCGGATGATTCGACCGAAGATATTCTTGATTGCTCGTTTCTTACAATGCTGAGTATTGCACCAACTGAAAGACCATTTCCTACATTCCTAGAAGAGCTTGGATTGGTTGCTGTGACTACTGGTGATTGAGATGTAGTAACTACAGGAGCGGCCGAAGTAGATATTACCTCAGCTGTTGGTGTAGAAGTTTCAACTGCAGTTATTGGTTCAGTAGATGTTGTCTCCACCGACTGAGGCATTAACGCGGCAAGAGCATCTAGATAACCTGAGCATGTTGGAGCATGTAATGGATTAGACGCGCATGGATCAACTGAGTAATTAACACTTAAAGTAACGTGCATAAACTCAGGTCCATAATAACCAGCCCAGAATCCATCATCCTTTCCTGTTATACTCAACCGAATAGAATCAGCACTGGTCAAACTGTATGGATTTTCATATGTCCTCGTACCACTTGGATTAATCCAATCATCAATTCTATAACCATAATTGTATACGTCAGATTCAAGTACCTTGCCTGAAGAGCTTAATAGGTCAACCGTAAAGTATGCGATAGAGTCATAATTGCCAGGTTGCTCATCATTAATATTTGAGTTCTTTACATGCCAATGCCAGTTATATCCATTTACTAGTAACCCAGTGCCAGAGTCTGGAAGCACTTGACTCAATGCATATGCTTGACTTATTGTTTGCTGACCATAACTAAAAATGATATGATTACTACCAGCGTATCCTCCATTACTAATCCCAGGGCACGGTCCACCACTCTGCCCACCCCAAAAGCCATCAGACGTAGGTGCCCAGCAACCTGCCCAGGTATTATCCTGAATTATGTTGCCAGTAGTGCCGGTATCTTGTGCGTTAGAATGCGACGCCAAAGACAGCAGCAAGGCCGATGCCAATAAGAATCTTTTGATAAGAATCATCCTCTTTTGTTATTTCGTGTTTAGGGATACGATCAGGCCAGTCAGTCCAAGCTCTTTTTGCTGCTTCACCAATCTGACCTTCAAAGGGACAAGGGGTACCCGCATGCCACATAGCATCAAAGATTCTTCTATCTTGACACATTACTGTAACAGCAGCAACTTTCATACCCATATCATATAAGACTTTGGCATTCTTTAATCTCTCGCAGTTCAAATCTCTTACAGTTGAACCGCCTGAGATACCAAGTATTTGAGTTTGCACAGCACCACTTACACCAGTTGTACAGAGATCATTACCACCACCGCTCATCATTGACGGTGCTACAGCTGTAGGTGGAGGAGACTTCAATGTAGTCTCGTTCTTGTTAATATTAGTCATCGTCCCAGAATTTTCATTCTTGTTAACATTATTGTTATTACTAGTATTAGTATTAACGTTATTGTTGTTTGAAGTACTGGACGATGTATTTGTATTATTATTTGTATTAACGCTGGTGTTATTATTTGTGTTAGTAGCTGTGGACGTATTATTGTTGTTATACGTCATCTCACCCGAGTTAACGTTATTATTGTTTATCGTCTGTTCACCACTATTAACGTTATAGTTGGTGTTAGTGTTA